CAGAGGTCATGGAACCCATTTTAATGGGAGGCTAGTGACCTACGCCCTTTTATTTAATCACACATAAAATCAACCAACCAGACTATCAGTATTTGAACATTTTGAATACTGGAGTTTCTTTTTCCAACAAGTAATGACCACCTTTTTGTTGGCCAGCAAATTCGACGTTTGGGCCAAATTGTCCGTACAACATCACGGTATCATACTCATGCACATTTCCCATTTCCACATGGATTTTGTAGAATTTCTTGCTCCCTCGCACGTTCCAACCCATAGAAGCAAAGCCATCCACAGGACCTACTACCTCCCTGGAAAAGCTCAATTCCCCACTAGGATTCATCAAGACTCCGCTATAGAATTGATTGGAGCTAAGACTGTTCTCGTGAGCTGAAACTGTCAACTGAGAAGTTCTCCTGTAGCTCATGTAATCAGAACTGGCTCGCGCCACCACGTAGAATCTTAGAGTACCTCTCATCCATGCGCAGTTTTGCAGCAAACGAACAAAAGGAGAATGTATAATCTCAAAATTCTCACTACTCTTTGAACCATCAAGGCGCATTTTAAGTGAATAAGGGTGAATGTCCTCATCTGATTTACTTCCTGGATACAGACCAGCTTTGTACTTCCAACGACCCATTACAAAACGCACTGAGCTGAAATCCTGGGGTGTCGCATGAGCCTGACCAAGCATGTACCTCAAAGGTTTCCTAATCTCAGGATCAAGCGACCTCCCTTGAGTTTTCCCTTTTCCAATTCGTGTCACTGTGGTTGGATAACCGGCACTGACGCCCACAAAATTGATATCACCAGATAAGCGAGCAGCTATTCGGAAGGTAAGTTCTCCTTCAAGAGCACTTGAAACTGCATCCCTCTGATAAAGCACAAAATTGCCTGAGACATCATCTCCTCTTGCTGAATCTAGATCCCATCTATCCAATGCTTGATGCACTCCAAATACCTCTTTCGGGAATCGCACAGAACGCGTGCTTTTGGAACCCGAGGAAAATGTGAAGTCAATGTGGGGCAATGAATCAAGAATTTGCATGTTCCCCACTTTATCGATGTATGCACCTGCAACGTATGCAATTGAAAAAGTGCCTCCAATCATAGGGCTGCTCATGAGGGTAAAATCCAGGATTATATCTGATTGCATATACTGACTCAAACCACAGTAAGATGAGGCAAAGGTTGATGTCACCTCTTTCCCATCAGTCTGAGGTTTACCAAAATTGACCTCAAATGAATATGCAACTCGTTCCCCTTGTTTAAATGCCAAAGTTCCAAGTTCCTTACGAAACATGAATGCCGGGGCATGCTCCAGGGTTGCTATTTGCTTGGGCAAAACTACACTGGGCTCGTAATAAATTGCGAAACTCATTTTAGCATCAACTTTTGGGGCATTCAACCATTTGGACAATGTCTGAACAACCATCACAGGAGCATATTTAAACGATCCCAAATAGTGCATGTTCCACCAATCTGCACAGGAAAAGGGCTTGAAAGTGAACTCAACATAAGGTTCTATTGCTGGATTCCACTTGTAATGCTGAATGCCCAACAAGCGTCCCAAGCTAGAGCCTAAATTTGCACTTTCATTGCCCTCAACATAACTGACTGCTAAACCAATTCCACATGTGGGAGCCACCTGGCAATTTATCTTGACCTTCAGAGAGCCTGGAACTTTGCTAAGCATATTTAACAAACCTGTGTGCACAGCGCTATGCTTAGATAATTCATTCAAGTAAGCTACAGTAAGCTTAGTTCCGGGTGTCACATTTAAAGGAATGCTTGCATAGCCGCTAAATAGCAAACGCATGGTCTCTGTAGCAGATTCTATGGCAAAATTGTTTGTTTGAACGTTCAAGACGTCCTCTTCCATCAAACCCTGGCCATATCTATAGTCCTTGCCATCCTCATCCGACAGACATCCAAGATCGTCAACACTTCTGACACATGGTTTGCTGTTAAATTCTTGCTTCTCGAATTTCTGCGAGCCAACATTTCCAACCCTCACTGGTCCTGTGTAGTTGAGCACCACTTCATTACCTTTGAATTTCGGCTTTGGGAAGAGTATTCCTCTGTTCGTGGTAATTGCCTCAGTCTGCTGCACATTGCTAGGTCCAGGTAAATTATAATTGTCCAAATTGACCTCGGGGAAAAGCCGAGGAGTAGCAAACACAACTTGGGCCTCACTTGCAAATTGTTGTGCCTTGACCACATCCTCAGTCTTGGCTTTCAAAAGATGTCTCGTTTCAGTCACCTTTTCTGGTCCTTTTGCTCGAACGTAAAGAGTTCGCGCTGAGATATTTGCCAGCGTGTAACCTTCATCAAAATCTGAATCTCGACTTACCATTGAAAGTTCCAAAGTTGAATTGGGATCATCGCTTGAAGGAACCCTATGCATTGGATAGTAAATGACATGCGAGGGAACCCCACTAGCTCTGGATGCGAAAGCTCCTTTGAAAGAACTTGCAATGGTCTTATGACGCTTGTCATACAGCGCACCTGCCATGGTAACATCAGAATTGACTGAGGCGAAG